TCATCACCGCCGATAGGAGGCGTGTGGCGTTAGAGGCGAGGGTAGACGAACTCAAGCAATTAACCGAGTTTGAAGTAGCTACTATCGGTATCATTCACGGTAGGCATCACCGAAGCTATTGTGACCGTATCGCTGAACTCAAAGCTCAACAGGAGGAGACATGAACGATTTTGACGGTTAAAAATTTCACAACAGATTATTTACAAACAAAAACGGCACTTAGTTTAGAATAAAAGTAGTCACATAAGTATCGTCACGATCTACTTACGGACTCCTTAATCAAACTACTGTGCTTCAGTTACACTACCGAGAGAATAGACGGGAAACTATCATCTACGTGTAGCTCCAACACCAAATCCCATTACATCAATGTATTGAGAGGGTAGAAGGAGTTTTAACGTGGAAGATAGTTTTCTTATCTTTACTGATACATTAGCCACCACTACGATTCCTTCGCTTGCTCAAGAGTTCTTACAGTACAACCGAGAGATAGAACTATCACCAGCTACTATCAAAACAAGAGAAACACACCTCAAACAGTTCGTCTCGTTTTGTACGAGCCATAACCTTACGGATGTGACCCTACTTACGAATATCGTATTAGACAAATACTCAGTTCATTACCGAGCCACACACACGATCTCAACAACGAATACCACTAAGCGTATTCTAAGAGCGTTTCTTATATGGGTGAGGGACTACAAGGAATTAAATCTAAGAGTCACACCTGAACTCATCCGTATCACCAAAGACCGAAACAAACTACCGAAATCTCTCAGTAAAGACGATATACGCTACGTCCTTGCTCACTGTACCGACTACCAAGACCAGCTCATTATTGCTGTGTTTGCCGAAACTGGTATTCGTATATCTGAATTATGCGCTTTAAGAATTGAGGATATACACGGAGATGAGATCGAAATACATGGAAAGGGATTGGTAGATCGTACCGTCCAAATTACCTCTCACTTAGCCAACGCACTCACAATTTATACTCAGGGGCGTGAAGGGCATGTATTTGTAAATAAAAAGCGTTACGGCAGCACTCCAATGCGAAAAGACACCGTATGGCGGCATGTAAAGAAGCAGTTTAAGGAGATAGCTGGGGTCGATATGCACCCTCACCAACTCCGGCATACCTTTGCGATTACGTTACTTGAAGCAGGATGTGATATTGTCACAATTAAAGAGCTTATGGGGCATGAGGACATAAATACTACCATGCAATACCTTAGAGTGACCAATAAATTCGTCAAAGATTCGTATAAGAAACACTTTGGCGCGAGCTATCTTTCATAAGCACTATTGACATATGCACTTTTATTTGGTAGTATTGAGGTATAACAGCGAAAGCTGACGTAGATTTACAATCATACAACTCTCATCGCCAGACGGATAATACTGGCGTATTGGTAGAACAAAGTGCAATTGTCTTGGTGGACAATCGTAGTTACGGAGACGCGGCACTTGCTTTCTACCGCCTAGTTTAACTAGATACGCATAACAGATATATAACCGACTGGAAACAGTCGGATTTTTTATTTGACCAGATGAGGCTCGTGAATAACGGCCTCCCAGCCCACTCATTCACGAGTGGGCCTTTTTTGTTTCTAGGTGGCGTTACCTGATTTTCTCTTCAGATAACACCACGAGAGGCAACAGAAACAGCCTTTTGAAACGTTGTGACCGCACGCTCACATATACACATACGCGATTGCCACTAGCGACTTGGAACATTAAAAATTCGGAATGAATGATCGGTGTCAGTACACCGCCTGACTACTGGCTTAATTGCGAGGAAGCCTTGTGTAGCTCATTTGCGACTGGTGATGCCCACCCTTACCAGTCGCATATCAGCTACGCACAGTTAGGCGACGTTCTGACACCGATCTTGAAACCGTTTACTCCTTTTTGGGATGGTGCGTAGTGCTGTGTCGCATCGTTTCAGACACCATCTCAATGAGGGGTAAACACAAAGATAGAGCGTAGTAGTGCTGTGTGATATAATAGCAATATGAATACAGACGAATGTTTAATCTATGCAGGAAGTATCAACACTGACGGTTACGGAATTATCCTATCCGAAGGAAAACAATACAGAGCGCATAGGGTTATGTACGAGAACTACACTGGTAAAAATATAGATGGGCTTTACAGCGACCACTTGTGCAGAGTACGAGCTTGCATAAACCCCGACCATATCGAACCAGTAGACAACGTAACGAACATTATGCGAGGTGAGGCACCGTCCGCTAAGAACGCAAGGAAGACGCATTGCAATAAAGGTCACGAACTTATAGCTGGAAATATCCACATAAGAAATAATGGCTGGAGAATATGCAAAGCGTGTCACGCTGACTGGCAACGAGCTTACCGAGCAAAAGTCAAAGCTAAAAATAGCACCTAGCACCATACGCTTTATCACAACCATAAGGAGTACACAATGAACGAAGCACCAGATAACTGGACAAATCCATTTGGCGCATGGATGAGAGAACTGAAAGCAGAAATGCCAGAGTTTTTTCAGTTTATGACCAATGAACCAGTCAAGGAAAGACGAATAATAAGCGAGATCAACATACCTCGCGTGACTAAACAGATACACGTTGTAGATCAGAGAAAGACTTACCACCTAGTCTTAACACCAGAAGGTAAGCGATTCATCGCACAAGACAAGCTAATGAATGCAGAGGCGCTTGGCTTATCAGTGAGGAGAATGTAATGAACAAGAAGCTTATGACAGATGAAGAAATCATCGAAGCACTAAAGCGACCATTCAACGACGCAGACATAGAGTGGAGAATCAGTTTTGCAGATACCAACAACGACGGCTCAAGAGAGTACGCCTCGGTTGTCTGCTATATAGACTCTCGCGCCGTACAAACAAGACTCGATGAAGTCTGTGGAGTCGGTGGATGGTGGAACGAAGCACCGCAATACAACGGTGAAAAGACAGTAAACCAGGGTATCACGATCAACTTACCTCAAGCTGGCAAAGTCACTAAATGGGACGGAGCAGAGCAAACGGATATAGAAGCGGTAAAAGGCGGACTATCTAACGCGCTCAAACGAGCAGGGGTCTTGTGGGGAATCGGACGATACCTATATAAGCTAGATGCAATTTACGTCACTCTCCAGGCAGACAAGCCTCAAGACATGAAAGGCTGGGAACGGTCAAAGATCAAGCTTGGTGGTAAATACACCATCCGTTACTGGAAAAGACCGACTCTACCAAAAGAGTTTACGTCAGGAGAATAAATATGGAAGAAACCATAATCAACGAGACTGACATGTCACTCGAAGATATACAGATGTTCGATCAGCAAGGTTCGGACTACATAGACCAGGGTTCAGAGGAGTGGCACGCAGACAGGCTAGGAAATGCGACAGCAAGCAACTTCTGGAAATTTGCTAACTGGACTAAAGGGTCAAAGTACGTGTCACCTAAACCTACAGCCTACTGGTATTCATACCGGAATGAGCTTGTCGCAGAACGACTAACAGGACGTTACAAGCGTTTTGGCTCAAAGGCTATGGAGTGGGGCATTAACCACGAAGAAGATGCTGCACTCGAATATGAACGTCTGACAGGGCGTATCGTCGGTACGCTAGGGTTCATTAAGCACCCTGAGTACGACGCAGGAGCGTCACTAGATAGAGAGGTCGGTGAGGACGGACTCGTAGAGATCAAATGTCCAAACACGGACACCGCGATTGACTACGTTATAAACGGAATCCCACCTAACTATTACGCACAGATGCAAGGGCAAATGTGGATAGCGCATAAGAACTGGGGCGACTTTGTGGTGTTCGATCCACACCTCGGTAACACCTACATACAGAGAATACAGCGCGACGATGAATACCTAAACGAAACACTGATACCACGCTTAACGCAGTTTCTAACAGAGGTCGATCAAGTAGAGCGCAAACTTCGACAAGAAGGTTATGCAGCGGAACAAATCAACTAAGGGGGTATAAGAACTTACCATGTCAAAAAACACATTAGAGGGCATCAATATTAAGGAACTAAAACAACAAGTCAAAAAGGACAAAAAAGAAATGAAAAAACTTACAATCAACCCATCAGTTAAACACGTAGCAATCACATTAACGATCATCTTCATATTCACGCTCGGCGGTTTCGCCGGTGCATGGGTACAACGACAGTTTGACGCGTATGTCGATCACGCTGTAAGCGAAGCGGTTGCAACACAGTCAAAACAATAGCGCTAACTCAACAGGCAGTAGCGCAAATACCAAGCCCTGTACTGGAACTACAACCTGAAATCGTAGAGGCGGTAGAACCCGAACCAGTTGCTCAAGTAGGCTGTGAAGCGTACAGACACCTAGTAGAACAATACGACTGGAACGTAGAAACCATGATGAACGCGATGCAGCTCGAAAGCACCTGTAACACTAACGCCGTCGGTGATGATCGCGTGATTGCAGGAGTATATGCACCGTCATGCGGATTACTACAGATACGAACCCTAGCCGGACGACCTGACTGTGAAAGTCTGAAAGACCCTGCTACTAACATAGCAACGGCTTATCAGATATGGCTATCACAAGGATATATGGCCTGGAGCGTACTACATTAACAAAGATGAGGTGGAGTTATGTCAGTGGATATTCGTAAGCGGTTTCAAGAAAAAGATGACGAGCGCAAAGAGAAGCAACGAACTGCTAAACAGAATAAAGCACTCCATTTACTCTTTACGATGATCGCTGAAACGCTTAACGATACCGGCAATGATATGCGACGGACTTTACGAAGCGATATAGAAATCCCCTGGTCGGCAGATACAGTGAAAAACTACCTTTGGCGTCCAGTTCAACAAGCACAGCTCGAAAAGCAATCGACAACCGAACTGACCACAAAAGACATCGACGCAGTATTTGAAACGCTGAATAGGCACTTGGGAGACAAGATCGGGGTACATATCCCGTTTCCAAGTATTGAATCTGTATTAGATAAACAAAGGGAGGCCGATAGATGAGAATCGTATGTCGCGTATATCGTGACGGTTTTACGAAACCGCATCATGACGAGTACAAAACGGACTGCTATGAAGAAGTCACACTGAGAGAGCCCGTCGAGGACATCAGAGACTTCTTAGCAAACGCATTAGAAGAATTAGAAGATGAAGTCGTGGAAGAGGTAGATTCATGACAATGGCAGCAACAAGCCTAGCCGCATATAAGACGGTCAAGGTAAATCAGAACGAAGGTATCGTATTAGACGTTGTGAGGCGACACGAGCCGATCACAAACCAGCAGATAGCAAAGATACTAGGCTGGAACGAATCGCAGGTAACAGGCCGTACAAACGCGCTAAACACGAAAAACTTTATTCGGGTATTGGACACCAAAGGCGTTACGGACTCCGGCAAGAGCGCAAAACGCTGGGTAGCAATATCTCAAGGGGATAGGCAATTAAAAATGTTATTTGAACAAGATTGTGAGGGGTGAGATGAGTGTTTATTACGCTAAAGAAAAGAAACGCTGGATAGCCAGATCGAAAATGGTCAACGGCAAACGAACGTACTTAGGCGCTTTCAAGAGTGAAGCTGATGCTGAAAACGCAGTCGCCATATACGAGCTAACAAAGCTGACGACATCAAACTTCGCACCGCTGCACCAAGTAGAAACACCATTTGAATTACCAAAGAAGCAAGGCTTTTTTGCCCGACTATTCAGGAGAGCATAAATGAGTAAAAAAGAGCGCAGCTTATTAGACAGTTTCAAAATCTATTACGAGCGTCAGGAGAAGCGGAAATGATCGACGCACTCTACTTTGCTTGGTATGTATTCATCCACAGCATCGAACTCTTAGGCTACTTAGGATTACTATTCTTCGCCTACATGATCGCTATCCTAATCCACGAGTGGTATGTGAAGAAACGCATACAGCGAGAGACACGACAGGAATTACATGGCTAACATCAAGATCGACAAAGCAGATAAAGCCTTCTCGACCTATATTCGCACTAGAGATAACTGGACATGTCAGCGCTGCATGAAACGGTACGACCCACCTACATCAGCGCTACACTGTTCTCATTTCATGGGTAGAGGTAAAGAGGCTACACGCTTCGACGAACTCAATGCTGACGCAATTTGCTATGGTTGTCACCGTTACTTTACCGCTCAACCCGCAGAGCATTACCAATGGCAGGTAAAGAAAAAGGGGCAAAAGGTCGTAGATGGACTCGTACTTAGATCGAATCAATATCAGAAAAAGGACAGGCAGATGGCGTATCTGTACTGGACACAACGACTCAAAGAATTGGAGAAATAATCATGACATCAGAACGTATCGGCGGTATTAAACTAAACCCTGAACGCATGACAGACACTGAGCTAATAAACCTCGTCACTCATCGCATGGAAGTCTTAGAACGTACAGCAAACGAAGTAGAACGACTAAGCGGTATACTCCGAGATCGCGGCATGTTTGCAACGCCGGAAGACACGCAAGATAAACCTGTGGATAACTCCTTGTAAATCTGTACTTCTAACGGTGGTTATGCTATACTGTAATAGACACAGTTACTACAATTCATCACGAAACGAGTTACTATCTTTGTTTGGACTCATAAGGTTACTTACCTCCTTGTGAGTTCAATCGTACAATTTATTTTGTACTCCTAATTTGGTTTAGGTGGACGCAACTATTATCCCACCATTACTTTTAGTAATACGTCGTTGCAGGTTCGTGTATTCGAGACATCCCCACCTATACCAAACAAGGATAGTAACGATTTACAAATAGAGTCTTTATCACGAGGCTCTATTTTAATTTGAGATTCAATAAGGCGTACTACGGTATTCCTCGCACATTAACGAGGCGGGCTGGGACAATTCAAACAAGATTTTTCAATATATTCATATCCTTGAAAAAACATGTACAAACAAAGTTGCTCCATCAAAAACTCAGCACGTCTTATTGAGCTTCAAATATAACGGGGGTTACATGAACAACGAGCTAGCTCTATGTCCGAAATGCAATACATTCAGCTTCATTAAAGTGATGACATTCGGCACAAACACAACGAAAGGCAACTGCACTAACTGTGAATACAAAGTAGACCGTCTATCTAAATCTGCTGGCCGACCAAAAGAGGTAAACCCTCACCTCACTACCAAGCAAGCCGAGTGGATCGAACAATCAAAAGCTAACATTCACAAACTATCTCAAAGGGGTAAACATGGAACACTCACAACCAATTGAACAAGTAGAGGGTCAGCTATCTCTATTTGAAGTACGCCAGTTCTTAGGCCGCGCCTGTTTAATCATTGATAACGTGGTATATCCTCAGTTTGAGTTGGGTGAAGATGAGTAAATAGGTGACGGCATAGAAGATACGTTCGAATACATATTTGGAGACGACGAATGAACCACCTCACTAACTACTTGGAGAGTGAATAATGAAAAAACTTATAGATGAATGTTCAGAACACAGCTACATTTATCTCAAAACCGAGAGTGTGGCAATATCCCACCCTACGCCAAGAATAATCAACAAAGAGGTATATGTTTGTGTTGATTGCGGAAGTGGTCAAGATGTTTATGATTTAGAAAACTTTGTAGAGATACCCAAATCGGAGAGTGAATAGAATGGCTACAAAGAAGCTCACAATCAAACAAAAGAAGTTTGTGAAAGCTTATGTTGCTAATGATGGGAATGGTCAAGAAGCGGTCAAGGCAGTATACGATATTACCTCCGATAGTTCGGCGGCTGCAATTGCTAGTCAGAACTTAAACAAGCTTAACGTCAAGGAAGCTATAGACCAAGCCTTAGAAAAACACGGTATAACGATTGATGCAGCAGTAGCGCCTATAGCAGATGGACTCATAGCTCAGAAGGTCACTTACTCAGATGATGAGGGTACTGTAGTCACTCCAGACCATACAATACGCCTCAACGCTTCTAAGATGGCACTCAAGCTACTAGGCGCAGAGAAGAATGATACAGCAGGTAGTGGCAATACTTTCAACTTCATCAACAACGCCAATTTTAGCCCGAGTAAATACAAGAAATGACGACTTTTAAGACATACACATGCGAATGGTGCGATAGAGTATTCGATGCTCAACTTAGGGCAAAGAATAAACCGCAGCCAAAATACTGTAGCCTGGCTTGTAGCGCCGAATCTCGTAAAGGAAAGCCATCAAAGAATAACAAACAGATACCAAAGCAATGTGAATCATGTGACCGAACATACTTCATTCCCCTTAGCAGAAAAGATACTGCTACATCCTGCTCTGACGAATGCCGCCAAGCACTACACGGCATGAAGGTTATTAAGCACGGCAAAAGCAAATCAAAAGTCTATGCGGTTTGGGCAAATATGAAAAAGCGATGTACTAACCCAAACGACCCGAACTGGAAATACTACGGAGGCAGAGGCATAATCGTATGTAAAGAATGGCTAGACTCATTTGAAGCTTTCTATCAGTATATGGGAGACCCGTCACAGGGTTTAACGATTGATCGGATTGACAATGATGGAAATTACGAACCAGGGAACGTACGTTGGGCTGATTATGTTACTCAGTCTTTCAACTCGCGAAGGTGGCAACGATGAGTGGGATAAAATACGCCGATTTCATATCTGATTGTTTCTATCTGAAAGACAAGCAGGGTCGTATCATCCCCTTCAACTTCAACGATGTACAGGCAGACTACTACGACCTACTAGAACAGGACTACCCCGACTTCCAGGGTATCCGAGAGAATATCCTCAAGGGCCGTCAATTCGGTATATCTACCATGTGGGGCGGTATCTTTACGACGGACTTTATTTATTCAGCGTTAGGAGAGATACAACTCACCAACTCAGATATTTATTCATACAAAGACGAGGATACAAAGTCACACTTTGAGCGCGTCAATTTATTCATTAACTCATGGCTTATTAAGACTCGTGGTGGTGACTATGGGGAACTAATCGCAGCAGGCCAACTACGAGAGGTACAGGAAGCTATTATCGCACTCCGTAAAGAGTTTTTCCGTATTGATACCCAGAACTACCTCGAATCTATGAACGGTACACAGATCATGACTAAAACCGCATCAGCTAAAGTATCTGGTCGCGGTAACACTAAACAGAACATTCACTGGACAGAACCAGCGTTTTACCCGAACACCGAGATACTATCAGCCAAACAACTCATCACTGGTGCAGAGGAGCAGGTCGCAGACGGTATCGGTAAGATCGTACGTGAGTCTACCGGCAACCTCGCAGGTGATTACTACGCTGAGGAGTACTACTTAGGCAAAAAGGGTAAATCAGAGTTTAAGAGTCGCTTCATCGCATGGTACTCACACAAACCATACACACGAGAAACGCCTCAAGGATGGGAGCTACCGGCTTATTACACCAAGATCGTAGAAGATGGGCTCGCAACCCCAGAACAATGCTACTGGCACTACATGAAGACTCGTGAGCTATCTGATAAGGGCAAGCTACGTGAATATCCAACGATGGATAAAGAAGCATTCCTATTTGGCGGCAATCCATACTTCGATGCTGAGGCGTTACTGTACTACACCAACAACACAATAAAACCAATCCGAGAGGTCGAATATGCTACGGCTTTTTAGGCAAATCGAACAAAACGAATTTTTTGTTGTCGGTGGTGACTGCTCGCAAGGCGGTATAGATAGTAACTGGGCGCAGTTTATCTCAAAAGACCGTGTAGATGTACCGCTGATACTCGAACAAAACGGCGTTGCTGCTGATATGACCCCGATACTACATCAAACACTAGAGTGGCTATTCGATAAAACTGGCGTACAACCAGTCGTCGCACTTGAGCGAAACATGGGCGGAGCAAGTGAGATGGAGCGGTTACGCAAGCTCAATAGGCTAAACAAATACCGACTCTACCAGTACAAGCGCATGGGTAAAACTGACGGCGAACGCCAAACACAGATACTCGGCTTTACAACCGACTCAGTATCCCGACCACGAATGCTCGGTGATCTAAAAGTCGCGGTAGATAGTATCGGCATAAAACTATATGACGAGGAGACAGTAAACCAATTGTCTACATTCATAGTGAATAAGAACAACAGACCAGAAGCAGCGCCGAATACACACGATGACGCGGTAATGAGCCTTGCAATAGCGTGGCAACTGTATCAGACAGAGGA